GGGGGAAATTTTACTTAAAAAGAAGTAACACATAAATAACGGGGAGGTTACGGCCTCCCCTTAATTTAAATACTATGAAATACAAAGTTATAAAAGAGTTTGCCGGAATTAAAGAGGGCGAAGAAATAGGAGTAAATAGGAATAGGGCTAAGTATATGACCGAAGCCGGGTATATTAAACCAATTGAACCGGAGGTCAAAGCCGCCAAACCAAAACGCAAAAAGAAGATCGACAAAGAGACCGAAGCACGTCAGGATAAAAGCGAATAACCCGGGCAGTAATACTTTATAAAATGGACATAAAATACTCAGGAACGATAACAGAACCAATCGCACTATCAGATGTAAAGCTATATAGCAAGATTGATTACAGCGAAGAAGATACACTAATCACGTCGTTAATTACGGCTGTACGTGAACGACTGGAGGAATTTACTGGCCGTTCATTTGTCGCTAAGACTATCGAGGCGTATTGGGATTATCTGCCGTCAGAAGTTCGTTTGCCATATCCTGAGCATGACGCAATAACAGAAGTAAAAATAAACGGTGAAGTGTCAACGGCCTATGCACAGATGGGGCTGAACAGGCTTGTCGTTAAGCCTGAATCAATTGTAACACTAGGCACCGAGGTTGTAAATCCAAGTCTTCACGTGAAATATACAACATTAGGCACATGCCCGGAAGCCGTTAAAATCGAAATGCTACGGTTGATAGATGAAAAGTACCGCAATCGCGGTAATACTTTTGTCGGGTCAACGGCAGAATTATCTGAGAATACTTTTGCTAATTTGGCTCAGTATTGCGAGGAATAACCCCTATCGGGTATAAACTACATATATTTGGGTAAATTATACCCGTTAAGATATAAAAAACCCGCGCCGATATGATAGTCGGAATTTCGCGGGTAGTGCTCCCGGTGTCGGTATGGTAGCCGAAATATCACCGGGTAGTTGTAAGAAGACAATGTTTTCGTGTCGCAATCCGCGACTTCAAGATTTTTCGCTTTCAGCAATACGCACAATGCGTATCACAAAGGCCATAATTCCACAAATTCCGGCAATTATTAACTGATGTTTTGCGTCGTAAGCTATTGCGCCTGCCATTGCTATTATGGCTAGTGTGGTGAATAGATGTTGGTATAGTTTCATGGTGTTATTTATTTAAGTCAGCTTTTGTTACTAATTCTACATTAAAGCCTTTTGCTTTTAATTCTTTGTATTTTTTCAGCGATGTTGTTTTCATATCTCTAATTTTTTTATTTAACCCAAAGATAGCCAAAAAACCAACACGAAAAACAAAACATGTTGCACAACATCTATTTTTCTAGTAACTTGCGGGTAATATGAACAATACAGGCCAATATAACCGGAGAATAACGCACTACAGACAAGGGGCTGCAACGCCTGACGGTATGGGTGGCGAAACATATGCCACGCCGACTGCGACAACTGTATGGTGTAAGGCCAGGCAGTTATCAATGGGGCAAAAGTTTAACTATGGTCTGGAATCGGGTACGGTTACTTATGACTTTCGGTTTAAGTACCTAACAGCGCAAGGTTTTACTTTTGATGATTGGTTTGTATATGAGGGGGCGAAGTATGTAATTTCAAGCATAACAGACCTTAATGATGCCGAACAGGAAATTAGTATAATTGCTACTAAAGATTTGACAGCAAATGCCTAAAGACGGAGTACAAATACAGTTAGATCAAGCCAGCAAGCAGAATCTTGATAAACAGTTTAAGGCGTTGGGTACTACGATTTCTGAAGCGGGACCGAAAGCTATATTTAAGGTTTTAATGAAGATTAAGACTACGGCGCAAAATAGGCTTTTAGGGAGGGGGCATATTATTACTTCTAGGCTGCGTAATTCGATGTATGTGCAGATGAACGACGTTCCAAGCACTCCAGATAACCAGCGAAACTATACAGATAAAGACGGAAAGTCTTATGATGCTGAATTGAAAACTGTAAAATTAAAAACTAAAAATGAAGGTGCCGTAGGTACAAATGTACTATACGGAAAATATGTAGAGTTTAGGGATAGCTATTTATATTGGGCACTAAAAAACGTTGATGTATCTCAGTCTGTTGGCGAAGATTTGAAAGATGCGATAAGCAAGAATGGGAAATTTAGTGCGGATTAATACTTATAATAATGAAAGACGCAAGAACAGCATTAGTAACAGGATTATACACCGCGCTAACGTCAGCATGTAATGCGGGTGTTTATTCGCGCATGCCAAAAGCGGCAGATATAAACTATCCATATATCCAGATCGGAGACATTTACGATGAGGAAAATGGCCCTAAAGACGATTTTTTCTTTAACTATGATGTTCTTATAAACGTTGTATATAAAAATCAATCTTCCCTAGCAGCATTTTACGCAGACATAAATAACGTAAAAAGCACGATAAATAATAACGTGCCTTTTTCAATAGGCTCAGAGTTTTCAATTCTTGAAAGTAAGCTTATCTCGTCATCATCGTCAGAATTTGAGGATGGAGACGGGGCCATTCTAAATGTTTGCGCTGTCAGGGTTAATTTTTATGTGCAGCAGGTTTAGCTCCACACTTTACCTTCGCCCTCACAATTCTCGCAAACATCCATATCCCTCTCGCTTTCGTCAGTTTGCGCCCACTTTTCATAGGTCACGCGCCCGTCAGATTCAGTGAAATACAGTGCTCCGTCACCGTCACATATTGGGCATGTTTCTGAATGCTCTATTGGTGAGCAAACGGGGCAGCCTGGGTAGCCGTTACAAATATCGCACATAGTTAATCCTCCTTATCTGATAAAGTATCCGCGCCTAAGCACAGAAAGGTTAAACATCCTAGCTAATTCCGCATCGCTAATTGAATTAAATATCATTATCTGTGTAGATTCAGATACTCCGGTAATCTGTCGGCAGTAGTTTTTGAATAGGTCGTGTCTTTTTATCATCTGATTAATTTTTATACGAATGTACATTTTATTTTAACGCGGTGCAATATGTTGTAAAACATCTTTTTTTATTATACCTTGCCGAATAAAGTTTAATGTGAATTGGCACATAAAATGAATTTTAACGTTAAATAGAATATCATGGCAAAAGTTGGATCATTAATTTTTATTACAGTTGGCGGCAGTAATCTTGTTGGCCAAACGTCGCTTTCGTATGCTTCGGCTTGCGATATGATCGACATTTCTTCTAAGGACACAGGAAGACACAGAGAGTTTGCACCTGGTAAAATCAATACGACAATATCTGTTAGTGGTATTGGTTCATCTACCAAAGAGGCAAGCGACTCGGATTATTTTTCGCTGTTGGCTGCTCAGGACGCTGGAACTGCTGTAACATTTATTGTTACAAACTACACTGATGATACCGTTACGACTCCTGTAGTTGGTGACGAATCGCGCACAGGAACCGCTTATATTTCAAACCTGACAAGGGATGAAAACGACAATGAAGCAATTTCATACTCGGTTGATTTACAGGTAAGCGGACAGCCTACTGTTTCTACTAACGCTGGATCATAATAAATAACACACTTGCCCCGCTTCCCGTAAGATCAGCGCGCTCAGGGCAAGTCTTTTCCCTTATAAGATGGACATGAAAAAACCACACAACATAACAATTATAAAACTGCCATTTCGTATCGGTGGTTTATTTTCCATTCGGACAAAACGTAAAATAGGATTCGTATTTGACAATTACGTATCGCACATGGTTTTTATTGCCAGTGGTGCCAAAAGTGCCAAAGAGTTTTCCGAATGGTCTAAGATTGAAAACGGAGCCTTAGCAAACTTTGAGTTCTTGTATCAGGCGGCAGTTCGTTACCGCGAGTTAATCCGTAAACCGGATAACTTCACCCGCGTTTCTTTGAAACGCGCTCTACTCGAAGCCACAAAAGAACAGATTGAACCGCTAACAGAATGTATGAAACGTTCTGAAATGTACGGCGCAACGTATAAAAAAAAAGCAGTGAAGAAGAAGCCGAACCGCTAACTCCTGACAAAGAATATGAATTTTGTATTTCAAAAGTCGGCATTTCTCCAGATGATTACTGGCTATTGACTTCTGCCGAAACTTATTCTATCGTACAGGGTTGGCTGTGGCGCAACGAGCGTACTTCTGCCGACTTCCGCGAACTTTACGCTCTTCAATATAATCAATTTGCAAAGAAGGGAACATCTAAACCGGCTAGTCAGTTATGGCCTTTACGCTTAATTGATAAGCGGGTCAATACATTTGAGACTGCCGACGATGAGTATAAGTGGCGGGAGAAGATGATTAAGTGGGCTAAGGATCGGGGTTTGTTTGCTTAGTCGCCTTTTGCAAACATGTTATAAAACATGTATCTTTAAGCTATGAAATTTAAAATCATACTAAGTTGAAATTATCAGATCTTTATATAAAACTTGGGCTGCGCAAAGATGGCTTTGATAAAGGGCTGGACGACGCAAAAAAGAAAACTAACGTATTTGGTAACGCAGTTAAAAAGATTGGTGGACTTTTAGCGGGGGCATTTGCCGTTGACAGGCTGATAGCTTTCGGGCGTGAGCTTGTAGAAATAGGAGGTGTTGCCCAAGGTGTTGAGGATGCGTTTGCGCGTATTGGTGACGCACAGACTTTGCGTGGGCTACAACAGGCTACGCGCGGGACTGTTTCAGAGTTAGAATTAATGAAACGTGCCGTTTCCGCTAACAATCTCGGCCTACCTATTCAAAACCTTGCATCGCTTTTTGAGTTTGCCACAAAGCGGGCGCAAGATACTGGTGAATCAGTGGATTACCTGGTTAACTCAATTGTTACCGGTATCGGCAGAAAGTCACCATTAATTTTAGATAACCTTGGAATTTCAGCAATTCAACTACGCGAAAAACTTAACGGCGTAGGTATGGAATCTGCTTCTGTTGCTGATGTTGCGGCGGCTGTTGGTGAAATTGCTGCTGAGTCAATGCGGCAAAGTGGTGAGATAATTGAGACTAATGCGGTTAAGATGCAGCAGTTAAAAACTGCATGGGACGATTGGAAATTAAGCATATCACAATCCGATACCGTTTTAAATTTCGTTTCCGAGTCGTTAAAGGAGGTGATGGCGTTGGGTACTATTTTTACCTCATCTAGTGTTAGCGGTTGGCAGAAAATAAAGGCATTGTTATTTGATAGCCGTGAGGAATTTATGGCAATGGCTGAGCAGTTGGAAGAAACGAAGCGAATTGCAGAAGAAATGGGGCCTGAGCCGTTTGAGTTTATAAGCCAAGGTTTAGACGACATTATTCCAAAGTGGGAAGAAAACAATGAACTAACAGAAGAAGCCGCCAAAAAATTAGAAAAGATAGGCGAGGCTGCCGATGATGCGTGGAAAGGTTTAATGAAAATGTATTTAGGCATTAAAGAAAACGCACCCGCATTAGAAGATATTTTTGATTTAACAGCACCCGAAATTAACACGGGCGAAATAGCAAATTTTGCGGATAAGTTGTTTGGGGATGAGGTAATAGATGAACTTCCAATAGATACAGAAAAAATAAAGGCTCAAATTGATGAGTTTAATGGGGTTATGTCCAACTTGCAGTCAATGACAACACAGGCCATTATTAGTATTTCGCAAGCATTTGGAGAGGCTCTCGCGGGTGGCGGTTGGGATAATTTCGGAAATGCAGTATTACAGGCTATTGGTAGTTTCTTGCAGCAAATGGGAGGCTTAATGATTGCCTACGGTATCTATATGGCTTTGTTTGATTCTGCGATTAAAGCTGGTCCGGCGGGTTGGCCTCTGGCAATTGCTGCGGGTGTAGGTTTAGTTGCGGCGGGTGCTGCAATATCTTCGCTTGCGTCGGGTGGTGTTAGTGGTTCAGGCGCATACTCAGGCGCAACAGCAAGTACAGGCGGAAGTTCTGCAAGTACGGCCTTATCCGGAGACGTTCGGTTTGTATTGGAAGGTGACAAGTTAGTAGGAGCTATTAATGGTAGTCGTCAGAGGCGGAGTATTACGGGGTAGCGAACCAATACGCCCCAACATTTTCAAATGTGTTATAAAACATGTATTTTTATGCTATATTAATTAGCAATGGCATACCAGAAAAAATACTACTTCACTTATAAGCAACTTAAAACTAACGATACGCACTTGGTTGAACTTTGGCAAGATACTGTTGATGTATTGGTAGCCGAAGAAGTAACGGGTATGGAGTCACCGTTTATTACTGAAATACCCGACTTAGATCATAAGTTTCAGCCCGTAGTAGGGCAGGGGTGCGAGGTGGCCATGCTATCCGAAACAGACCGTAAGTTTTTGACCGGCCTTTATCATACCGACCCGAAAGAGTTTATAGTTCGGCATTATATAAACGGCTCACTGAATTATATCGGATACCTCAATTCTGAAATGTACACCGAATCTTATTCTGACCAATTCAACTACGGTACTTCGATAACAGGTAATGACGGACTTGCTCTTGCTGATAGATTTACATTCCTAACAGATTTGGGCGCAAAGTATAACGGCGTTTTTTCTGAATGGGATTTACTTATAATTTGTATTAATAAAATTGGTTTGCCGTGGAATGAATTACGGTTAGCGATTAGTACAACGTTTGCGGATTTTTCGGGCGGTGTGGACGTAACGCCATTGCATGAGACATATATAGATGCGGCAAATTATTATGATGAGGACGAATACCCAATGACAATTCGTGAGGTCTTAGAATCTATTCTTGCACCCTACGGAGCGCAATTGTTTTGTCAGGACGGTCATGTGTATGTAGCCGACATTCAGAAGCGCGTAGAGGGTATTGACACCGCATTCGCAACACCTCCAATCTTTAAGCGTTACAACTATTCAACTGAATCTTATATTGGAGATTTAGGAATAGCAAACAGGAAAATAATTCAGAATATAGGCTATGCCGGAACCGGGCAAAGTATCGAGCTTTCGGGGGGTGTAAACAAACAAGTTGTTGCTTATTCACCATATCCGACTGATACTCTTATTGAAAACTCTTTACGCGGGTTAGATGAGTTTACAGGTATAGGCGCAGCATGGGTACCTATTCAGGATTATTTCTATCGAATATTAACTGGCAATAGTAAGTGGCAAATAAATGTAGCTGATTCGATTGCTCATTTTGAATCAAGTTACTACGATGGCACAGTTAACGGCAATTCTGTAAAAATGAATACTGACGGCTATTTGCGCTATCAGTATGACGCGAATTACTACGATGTAATGAGTTTTATCAATCCGCCCTATGTTAGTATTTCCAGTAAGCCAACAACTGTAACAGACGGGCAATTTGAAGGCGTAGGAATAGAAATAAAGTTTGACTTTCTAGCCACGTTTACCGATTCAAAGGTTTACAGATATATGGTAAAGGGTGGCGGTGAGTTTCCCGGACTTCGGATTTATTTCAAAGTTAGTATCGGAAATTTATTCTATGATGGTGATACTGAAACGTGGGTTCCTGATAGTTCAAAAACTTTTTACATTGAGTTTTCAAAATTTCAGCGCGAGAAGTGGGTTAACGTTTCAAAGATATTGAAAGTTGGCGATCCAAACAGCGACGTACTTTTGTCGGGTGATTTTGATTTTAGAGTTAACTCAAAAATTGAAGGTTATTTTATTTTGGCCGGTGCAAATAACGATTATTGGGGCGAGGACTTTGTGTTAAGATACGGACGTACTCCGATGATATGGTTAAAGAATTTAGCTATTGACGTAAAGAATGCAGATAGTAGTTCTATACAGACTTCGGACGTTGAGTATGTGGGCGTGCTAAACGAGAATTTCAAGAACGAAGGCGAGCGGATAACACTAACTACCGGGACAGATACTTATGCGTCCGATAGGGCTAAAATGCTGTATCTGGATGGTACAGATTATAAGTCGATAACACAATGGGCTAGGGCAGGGCAAACATACAAGATTGAAGAACTATTATTAAATAGTGTGGCCTCAAATTATCGCTTCGGGTTCTACAAGCTAAATAACCTGGTTTTGCGTAGTGACTTTTCGTTCTTTAACGTGTTTACAGATAATAATATTGTGGACAAAGTATTCATGTTAAAAGGTGCTAAGTTTGATCATGCGATGAATGAGGTGGAGTGTAGCTTTTGGGAAATGTCGCCGGATAGGTTGACGATAGTTAAGTAATAAGATGTAGCATGGCACTATTAAATAACAGCATGGCACTATAAAATAAAAACATGGCAGATATAAACGTATCAAGATTAAGCGTACCAAAAGTGCCGCGAAATAAGCGTATTTATGGCGGTAATTTTCAGGTAGAGTACAATACAACTGCTCCGCCTGCTTCTGATGCGCCAATTCTGCCAAATATACAGACCGCAATTTTATCTTATGATGCGGGTGATTTTGCGACTAGAACGGTTACGGTAGAATTTCAAGCAGCCTTTTTTGATGTTCCCGTAGGATGGGTTAAAGCATACAGATACGAGGCGCGTTCAGGTGGTGGATATTTTGTGACAGATGTTGTGACGTATGTGCCGAGTTTGGAATGGAAAACAAAAGTAGGGTTTACGATAGGAATAGAAGATTATGAGAGTTTGGCGGGTGTAATAATTGAATATAGATTTACTGAAAGGATAGATGATGAAGCATAAAAATTTGATAGGGATAAAGCATAAAAACTTGATAGGGATGAAGCCTAAAAACTTGATAGGGATGAAAAGCAAAATTATAATATTCGCGTTGCTGCTGATAGGTGGTTATGCGTCTGGGCAGAATATTAGAGGGAATAAAGTTTGGTCGCATACGACTGTGACAATGGATAGTACTTATACGCCAACGGGAAGTGAGGACGTATATTCGATGTATGCCGACAGCGAAAATAGGACAATCTCAGTAGCACTTGGTAATGGTGTTGTAATGCAAGTAAACCAAGAAACACTAATTCAAGTTCACAACGGTAGTGGTGCTACAATAATGAACGGTAGAATATTAGGGGCAATTGGTGGGGCTAATGATCGTGTTTCGGTAACTTATGCGGATAAAGCAAATAGATACGATGCCTTAATAATCTCTACCGAAATAATTCAGGCTGATTCTATAGGATTGGCTTGTGAAATTGCAGGACGTGTAAACGGAGTTAATACAGGCACCGTGCCCGTAGGTAAAATATTTCTCGACACACTAGGACTAATAACGGCAGATCCCGGAGAATTTCCTGATTATAACTATCCACTTGGGGCAGTAGTCAAAACAGGGGTAACAGACGGAATTATCCAGTTTCGAAGTGATGGAGCTAATTTTAGAAATGATGTTCGAAATGCTTTTGACGGTGCAGTTCGTGAAACATTTGATTTTAGAACTTTTTCAGACGGGGTAAATGTTTACGGAGTTTTGACAAATCAAGATGCACCGTATTCTACTTTGACGCTAATGTTTAGTGATGATTGGCACGACTTTACTGTGCCTGACACTATAATATTGACACCCGGAACGGCAACCAATCCACAACAAAGCTGGGTTTACATAGACAAAGAAACAAGAACTTTGCAATCTTCAACAAGTGGATTCCCTTCAACCGAGCATGCAGAGATTGCTAAAATAACTTTATTAAGCGCAGCAAGAACACAGGCAGACGGTGCGTTGAGAAACCAAAACACCAATAACCACTTAAAATACGCTAATAATAACGGCCATATCGTTCACATGGGCGATAGGATAAGGGTTTTAAATGCACAATGGGAGGACGGTGTAGCTCTTACGGTATCGGGAACGCCTACTAATTTATATCTAGCCACAACTTCCGGTCATGTTTGGCAGATGCACAAACAGGTGTTTGAAGCGCACGACATGGCGGCTGGTGACGACATTCATATAGTAAACGATTTTACAACACCATATAGGACGACAACTAATTTGAATACGGTCTCAACTTATTCAGACGGTTCGACGTGGAATAATGAATGGCAAAATTTAGTAATTTGGGGAGTGGGTAATAAAACGGGAGAAGTATCTCATATAATGCTGAATTTGTCTAGTGATGGATATTTGTCGGAGTCAAGTGCTATTGAAGATGCTAACAATTATGCAAGTTATACTATCCCTCGTGCATTTAGGGGTGTTGGCTTTTTGATTGCAAGAATTACAGTAAGAAGAAGCCCCGCAGGTTACACATTTAATCCATCTACAGGATATTTAGATTTGAGGGGTTATTATCCAAACAATACCGCAGGAGGGGGGACTGGTTCGAGTGGATTGACTGAATTTGCTCAACTTGATGATACACCAAGTTCATACATAGGACAAGCCTTTAAATTCCTTCGCGTAAATAGTGGAGAGACAACTATTGAATTTGTCGGAGGCGATCAGATATTATTAACAGATTTTGATTCAACAGGATTCAAAATAGACACAAGCCAAATAACGGGGTATCAAAGTGGTGGCGGTGGTTCACAGGACTTGCAGAGCGTTACAGACGAGGGAGCAACAACAACAAATGTAATTACCGTAAATCATGCCGATACGGTAACGGATAAAGCTATTCATAATATTTTTATTAGTGATTCAGATGGCGCATTGTTTCGTCATCAAACGCATTATTGGAATGGAAGTAGTTATACCGTAACATATGGTTATGGATTTGGGGAACAAGCACTCCAATCTAATACGGGTAGTTCCTCTAACGGATTTGGTTACTCTGCCCTTAGAAATAATACAGGAAATCAATCAAATGGATTTGGTCACTACGCACTTTCAGACAATAATGTATCGTACTCTAACGGATTTGGTTACTCTGCCCTTAGAAATAATACAGGAAATCAATCAAATGGATTTGGTCACTACGCACTTTCAGACAATACTGCAATTAATTCAAATGGTTTTGGTTACTACGCACTTAGGTACAATACAGGAACTAACTGTAATGGGTTAGGTAATTTCGCACTTCAAAACAATACTGTAAATAACTCCAACGGATTTGGTTACTCTGCCCTTCAAAATAATACTGGATATAACTCTAATGGGGTTGG